TTACTTCATAACTGAAAACTACCTCAAGACCAACACACCCATCACAGCCAATGTGGATGTAACGGATGTGACACCATACATAGCTACTCAGAGTGCTCTCAGGATACAGCCTATCCTTGGAACCACATTCTACAACCATCTGCTCACTGCATACAATGCTCAGACTTTGACCAATGATGAGATAACCCTGGTTGAGTTTATTCAACCGGTCATTGCATGGAGATCAGCAGAGGATGCTGTATTTGGATTGAGCTATCAGCTAAAAAATAAAGGACTTCAGACTCAGAACGGTGACTACTCAGCAAGCGTATCCCGTGGTGAGGTAGCCTTTGGTATGGAGCACTATGCACAGAAAGCTGCTTTCTTTGAGCAGAGGCTCATACGTTGGTTGTTAGCTAACAAAAACCTCTTCCCTATCTTCATCTCAGCACTCAATACAGATACAGACCTTCGCCCTATGTTCGCAACATGTGAGTGTATCACCCCTTGGCAGTTGACTTGCACAGGGATGTGCGGTAACTTCCGTGAGAATGGGTACAATAACAGCATCTTAATACTGTGAGAACACAGCTATCCATACTACTCACAGCGTTTCAATCTAAATGGCCCATTTACCTGAGCATGGTTAGTGCTTTTTTTATGCCTATCACGGGGCTCATGTTCCTGATAGGGTTTGCCATCTTCGTTGATACCATCACAGGAGTATGGAAGGCCCGTAAACTCAAGCAACCAATTACCTCACGCAGGCTATCTTCTGTGATTAGTAAGATGTTGCTGTATGAGATAACCGTTATTTTGTTCTACCTCATTGACTATTTTATTCTTAACGATATAGTATTAACCTTCTTTTCAGTGCCATTGATGCTAACTAAAATGCTATCTTTGGTACTTGTATCCATTGAGGTGGTGAGTATTAATGAAAATTACAAGGCTGTCAAGGGCATTGACCTATGGGTGAGTGCTAAGAATTTAATAACCAGAGCTAAAGAACTCAAGAACGATGCCGAGCAAATTAGACACAACAACGATATTACAGGTACGCCTATCTAATGACCAATACTTCCAAGAGGAAGCTACGAAAAAGCAGATATATCTCCACCATACAGCAGGCAATGGCAATGCTGTGGGGGTTGCTAAATTTTGGAACAGCAATGATACCAGGATAGCTACTGCCTTCGTCATTGGAAACAAGGGTACAATAGTACAATGCTTCAGCTCCAAGAACTGGGCATATCACCTTGGCATAGATAACCAAGACTTTGCACCTCATGGGGTCAGATATCAGAACCTTAACAAGCTAAGTGTTGGTATTGAGGTCTGCAATTGGGGCCCATTGAAGCAGGTCAATGGTAAGTACATCAACTATGTCAAGAGCGTGGTAGATCCTTCGGAGGTTACGGTACTTGATAAGCCCTTCAAAGGTCATGTGCTGTGGCATAAGTATACGGATGAGCAGATAGAAAGCACCCGACAGTTATTGGTGTACCTATGCGAAACCTACAACATACCCAAGGCATACAGAAAAGAGATATTCGCCATTGATACGGAGGCCTTCAAAGGTACTCCAGGCATCTACACCCACAACTCAGTAAGGAAGGATAAGAGTGATATCTATCCATGTCCCCGAATGATTGCAATGCTTGAAAACCTTTAATACACCCGATATGCTTAATAGATTAACATCACGCACACTTATCGGGTTTTCTCTATTGTGTGTGTTACTATCCTGCTCAGCTCCTAAGAGAGCTCAGTACCACTACAAGAGAGCCCTCGCTAATGGGCTCAAGGTTGAGGTGGGTAGTGACACTATCCGGATAGCTACCATTGACAGCATACCTGTTATTAAGAATGACACCATAGTGTGGGAAAAATTTATTGCATATCGCGATACGGTAATACAGTACCGCACAGTGACCCTTCCAAAGACCAGGTGGCAAACAAGATTAGAATATAAGTACCTTACCAAAATAGAGAAGATAAAAGGTGATGTAATAACCAAAAAGCATGAGGTAGTAAGATATAGACTAAGATGGTGGCCTTTTTGGTTAGGCTTAGCCATCCCCTTTGTGCTTAGGTTAGCATGGAGTGCTATACTCAGTAAACTCAACAGATGAGAAAACGCTTATTTTATGACATTGAGACCTCCTTCAATGTCGGTATATTCTGGAGGACAGGATATAACCTAACCATCAACCCGGGTGACATCATCCATGAGCGTGCTATTATCTGCATCTGCTACAAATGGGAGGGTGAGGATGAAATCCACAGCCTAACATGGAGCAAGAGCCAATGTGATAAGGCAATGCTCAAGGAGTTCATTAAGGTACTACATGAGGCCGATGAAATTGTAGCTCACAATGGTGATAGGTTTGACCTTAAATGGTTACGTACAAGGGCTTTATTCCATGGTATTGGTGTTATGCCATCACCTAAGACTATTGATACCCTTAAATGGGCTAAAAAATACTTCAATTTTAATAGCAACAAGCTCGACTACATTGCCAAACTGCTCAAGGTAGGTGCTAAAATGGATACAGGAGGGCTTGACTTGTGGAAGGATATAGTATTTAGGAAGGACCAGGAGGCCCTAAATAAGATGGTAGCCTATTGCAAGATGGATGTGGAGGTCCTTGAGGCGGTATTCAGCAAGCTCAACAGCTATGCAACCCCACAGCACAACTATGCGGTGCAACATGGAGGTGAGAAGTATGAATGTCCTGAGTGTGGTAGTACTGACTTGAGACATAACAAGAAGGTAGTTACTGCTGCAGGCACTGTACACCATTGGCTGCAGTGCAGAACCTGCAAAAAACACCATAAAATAAGCCACTTGGTATTCACTAAGTACCAGGAGTACATCTATAAGCGTAAGAAAAATATCTCTTAAGTTAAATATCTAAGTATTTTTCACCACTTTTAAGTTAATTACTCGGATTTCTGCCGATTGCACCACCCTATTTTTACATTTCCTTATTTAGAATCATTCTAAATTTTACTAATAACTTGTTAATAACGAAACTATTTGTATATTTGTCAAGTATTAACAATTAAAACTTTTATTTATGACAACAGAAAATGTAAGAATTGAGAGAACAAAGAGCTACGGTAACTACCGAGTAACAGGCACCGTTGATGGTGTAGAGGTATCATGCATCACTACAGATAGCGAGGCATTTGACTACCTTAATGATGAAGATTATCCTGAGAAGCAAGCTGCTGCACAGGCTCATTGTGAGATGATTTTACAATTAACCTTTGAAAACCTTTAATCATGACACGAGAATTTGAAATGGAAATGATCATCCTTGACATGGAGCAAGAGCTTCGGGATGAAATGCAGGAAATGCTTGATGCATTCGGTCCACACGACAGTGGCACTAACCATGCAGCAACAAGATGGGCTGTGATTGACGAATTATTAACCCGATTAAATTTGACCCCCAATGAAAAATAAAGTACTTGACGATGTATTGGCTGCACTTGTAGTGGTAGCTGTTCCTGTAGCGATGTATCACCTCTTAATATTTATGCTATGCAGATAACTTGGATGGAATTTCATGACAACTACAATGTGGATGTAAGGTTCACAAGAGATACCGGAACCGAGATAATGGGGATGGTGACATACCTGCAATATAGTGCGAATAGACCTGCATGGATAGCCTGGCAGGAGTTCTATGCAGGGGATGATATCTTAAGAGACCTCCGCTATGTGCTAACACTATCCGAGCTCAAGGCAATTGAGCAGTTAATCAATGAGGCACTCAAGCATCCTGATGGACCCAATGCTCACACAATGAAACTCTTTTACGAAGATACGCTATGAAAGGAAAAACACTATATGAATGTGCACGGTGGTGGAGGTCTCAGTCCTTCAGCCATGACATAGGGGGTAGCTTCAACATAGAGCTATATTACGAATACTTAAAATGCAAATCCAAATGTACCGACTTCAATACTACATCCACACCCAACTCATCCGAGAATGGGTGTTCACAAGCAGAGGACTCTGCAATTGGAAAAAGCGAGAGCTCCTCATGTCAGGAGATTGTCGAATGGGTAACTTCAAAATTATCAAGGCATGAATAAGGAGCAGTTAATTAGAATACTTTACCCTACCGTACCCAGCAGGGCACTATGTGACTACCTTGGATACACCACCTCACAGCTCTACAACAGAGTCTTTAACATGGGGATAAAGAAAAACCAACGTATCAAGTACCTGCAGAATAAAAAACTATCCCTCAAAGCAGGTACTAAGAGCAGATGGCAACCTGGTCACGTACCTCACAACAAGGGTAAAAAGATGAGCAGTGAGCTCTATGCTAAGGTGGAAGGTACCATGTACAAACCTGGTAACAAGCCCTTCAACACCAGGGAGCCTAATGCAACAAGTATACGGTATGACAAGACAGGAAGGCCCTACTCATACACTAAGGTAAAGGATAGCCTGTGGGTGCTCACTCATCGGTTGATATGGGAGTCAATATACGGACCAATACCCAAGGGTCATGTGGTTAGATTTAAGGATGGAAATAACCTCAACCTTGACATTGAGAACCTTGAGTGCATCCCAATGCGTGAGAATGCAATACGTAACAGCATCCACCGCTTCCCCGGTGAATTGCAGACTGTAATAAGATTAAAGAGTAAATTAAATAAACAACTAAAACAAAAACAAAATGGCAAGAAACGGAATGAATGATCTAAGAGACCACCTCTTTGCAGCACTCGAAAGATTAAATGATGATGAATTAACACCTGAGCAATTGTCTACTGAGGTAGAAAAGGCACAGGCAATATCTAACCTGTCAAACTCTATAATTAACAGCGCTAAGGCTGAGGTTGATTTCATGAAAGCTACCGGAATGATAGCTACCACATCGAACCTATTCAAAGGAGTTAATGACCCTAAAAGACTTGGAGATGCTACTAATTGATGAAATATACCACCTTTCAAAGGTGCAGAATGATGACATTGTTAACATCATTGAATTATTCAACCTTCGCAAGAGGTGCCGCAAACAGGAGTATGTATACAAGCGTTATTTCTTAGCTCAGTACCTGGTCCGCAGAAGGCACATGACAGTGCAGATGGCAGGGTATTACCTCAACATTGACCACAGCACGGTAAGCTATGGTATTAAGATGCATGACTTGTGGTGGAAATGGAATGATCACAAGTACCTTGCAGCTATTAACCCCATCCCAAAGATGCTGAGCGTGACAACCTATGACAACCCCGTGACAACTTACACGGTAAAATACAACGAGGTTGACACGGAAAATGTGGAGGTAACTATCAACGGAAATTTCCCTACAAAGTTATTAACCAATTTTGAAAAACCCTTGACAGGTAAGCAATTAAGCGACATCTTTGCACTGTCATAAGATAAGGGTTAATACAGTTAGGGGGCTTCGGCTCCCTTTCTTTTTGCCCCTCTGTGACAACGTGACAACTCAAATGCATATGAGCCATATATATATATCAGTGATATTCACCCCCCAAAAAACCTGTTTTGAGTTGTCACGTTGTCACGGAAACATAAGAAACCCAATACAGACGGGGCTTATAGGCGTGACAACTACCCCTTTATGGGTTGTCACGGGTTGTCACGGTTGTCACGGAGTTGTCACGGATTAGAATTAATTTATATATTTGCACCCTATGTATAACCCTTATATATCAATTTTCAAATCTCTCTACAATAGTAAAGAGACACCCTTCTCTATTAAGGCAATAGAGGTACACCACAGGATACAGGTAGGAACACCTGAGCTCATTACTAAGATAAAAGCCATCCGCAACGGTAACAATGAGCTCAAGAATAGCCTCATGGCTATCATGTTCAATGGTACGTTCAGTGAGCGGAAGGATGATGGCCTTGTTGAGCACTCTGGGCTTTGTATACTGGACTTTGACAAGTACCCAGATGCTGATACCATGGCAGCAGAACGGAAGAGGCTGATGGAGGACAAGTATACCTATATGCTCTTCACTTCACCCAGTGGTAAGGGGCTCAAGGTAGTGATTAGGATACCTCAGTGTGACAAGGTAGAGCACCGGAGAAGGTTCAGCCACTATGAGCAGTACATTAAGAGCGAGTACTTTGACACATCCAATAAGAATGTGAGCCGTGTATGCTTTGAAAGCTATGACCCGGAGGCCTACCTGAATGAATTTGCAGCAGTTTACACAGGTATCATTGAGGATACAGGGTACCATCGGAGTGAATACACCCCCAAGGTGGTCATAACCAATGAGAACAGGATCATTGAGAAGATACTCAAGTTTAACCACGGTGAATTTAAGGAGGGTAACCGTGCCAATTACATCTACAAGGTAGCCTGCTGCCTATGCGAGTACTCTATTCCCCTTAGTACTGCTGAGAATACACTGCTACAATTCACGCAGGAAGGCTTTACAGCCAATGAGATAACCAATACCATCCGCAATGCATACAAGCAGGCTCAATTCGGCCTTAAAGTGTTTGAGGATGTAGAGGCCATTGCAGGTATTAAGGCTAAATTGAAGGAAGGAATAGCACCCGAGGACATTAGTAAGCAGCTGAGCGTATCAAAGGATGATATTAAGGCCATCCAAAAGGAGGAGGACATCTTTTGGGAGGTAAAAAAAAACACCGTTAACATCATCCCGAATAAATATGCTCAATGGCTACACAAGCAAGGCTTTGCTAAGTACTATCCTGAGAGGTCAAATAACCCCATCTTTGTGTACATAACCGAGAATAAGGTGCAGGAGAGCTCAGTGGAAAAGATAAAGGACCACGTGCTTACCTATCTAATGGATAGAGAGCTGATGGATGTATACAACCATTGTGCAAAGAGCTCACAACTGTTCACACCTGGGCACCTTAATATGCTTGACTCCATTGATATGCGTATCCTGCAGGACAGTAAGACCGAATGCTACCTTCCATTTACCAATGGGGTGGCAGTGATCACTAAAAATAAGGTAAAGCTCATTAGCTACATTGATATTGATGGGTATATATGGAGGGACCAAATAATACCGAGGGAGTTTAAGGTTGAGGATACCTATGAGAATAACTTTCAGGATTTTGTAAACAAGATAGCAGCACAGGACCCTAACCGTATCAAGTCCATGCGTACCACCATTGGGTACCTGCTCCATACCTACAAGGACAAGGCAGACCAGAAGGCTGTTATTTTTAATGATGAGGAGATTGACGATAACCCCAACGGAGGGAGTGGTAAGAGTCTCATGCTCACAGCTCTTGGCCATATCCGAAAGATTGTGAAAATAGACGGAAAAATGTTCAACCCAGGTAAGAATGACTTTGCCTACTCAAGGGTTAACCCTGATACACAGGTATTGGCTTTTGACGATGTTAAAAAACACTTTAACTTTGAGCAGTTATTCAGCCTCATCACTGAGGGTATTCCTGTCAACCGAAAGAACAAGGATGAGTACTACATCCCCTATGAGCGAAGCCCTAAAATAGTGATAACGACCAACTATGTCATTGCAGGAGCAGGGGGCAGTCATGATAGGAGAAGGCATGAGGTTGAGTTTAACCAATACTTCAACGCTAACCATAGCCCCATTGATGAGTATGGGTGCAAGCTCTTCGACCAATGGACTCAGGAGGAGTGGAGCTACTTCGATAACTACATGATTGACAATATCAAGTACTACCTGGAGCATGGGCTGTACCAAACCACAGGTATCAACAGTGACATCAAGAAATTTATTCAAAACACCTGCAAGGAGTTCTATGACTTCGTGGAGGATACACCCCTCACTGCGGATGGTTCCCACTTGCACCGGTACAAAGGACTCATGCAACAATTCCAGGAAGAGACCAATGGCTTCAAGGATTTGAAGCCACAGGTATTCTCAAGGTGGATAGATTGCTATGCAACCCACATGAAATATAAACTAACTAAACACCGTAACCATGAAGGCCGCCATTTTTATCTTACCCCTACTACTCCTAACAGGATGCAAGACAGCACAGAAGTGTGATGCATACGGGATGAGCAAGTACGATTACATCCAAGTATTGGGTTATACCGATATTGTACCTACCTTTGGAGAGGACCAACTGCACCTACCACCTGGTGAGTACATCATTAAGGCATGGAAGGGGGAGGAGGTTGTATATCTACGCTATGAAAAAAGAACACATAAATAAACTACACGAGCTCAAGATCAAGAAGCTACTTGAGAAGTGTCCCCATTACCCACAGGATTACATTATGAAACGAAAATACACCGACTCAACGGCCAACGGCCTAACCAAAGCCATCTGTGACTGGATAAACCTGCACGGTTATCAGGCTGAACGTATCAATACCATGGGTGTGGCACGTACTAAGTACCGCACGGATGGATCAGTGGCAGGCATCCAATGGACCAAGGGCACCGGAACAGCAGGAAGTGCCGATATATCTGCTACCATCAAGGGCAGAAGTGTTAAGATAGAGGTCAAAATTGGCAAGGATAGGCAGTCAGATGCACAGAAAAAATACCAAGAAATGATTGAACGGGCAGGGGGTGTGTATATTATCGCAAAAAATTTTGATGAATTTGTTGAGTGGTACAATAATTTTGTATCTTTGTAAAAATTAAAACTATATCTTATGACAACAAGAGCAAAAAAAGAGGAGGCAGTACCTCAGGAAGCAAGCCTAAACATCTACCAAAAGCTACACCTGGCTAAGCAGTCAATGGGTAAGGTAATTAAGAATGCCACCAACCCCCATTTGAAGCGTAACTATGCCGACATCAACAGCATCATTGATACGGTTGAGCCTATTCTCCTGGATCATGGTCTGCTGTTGATACAGCCAGTTAAGGAGGACAAGGTATACACCATAGTGGTGGACATTGAAAGTGGTGATAGGTTTGAGTCATTCATGCAGTTGCCTGTCATCACCGATGCACAGAAGCTCGGCGGTGCCATCACTTACTTCCGCAGATATACCCTTGTATCTCTCCTATCCTTACAAGCTGTGGATGATGATGGCCATGAGGCAAGCAGAGCACCCAAGGCTAAGCCTACCCTAACACCTGACAGGTTCAACAGTGCACTTCAAGCTATCCAAGAGGGTAGATACACCGTTGAGGATTTGAAAGCTACCTATTCACTAACCAAAGAGCAGGAGGGGAAGCTATGAAGTTCCGAGCATCACAATTAGGTAAGCTAATGACCTCCTCCAGGACTAAGGGGGAGGCATTGAGCCAAACAGCTAAGAGCTACATCATTGAGCAGGCTAAGCAGGACTTCTATGGGTACCGTACTCAGCTCATGAATAAGTACGTTCTCAAGGGCATAGAGCAGGAACAGGACTCTATTGACCTTCTCAATGGGGTAAGGTTCCAAAAGTACCTTAAAAACGAGCAGAGGGCAGAAAATGAGTATCTCACGGGATGCTGTGATATCATTACGGAGGATAGCATCATTGATATCAAGAGTTCATGGTCACTTGAGACCTTTCCGGCTACCACATTTGAACTCAAAGACCTCAATGACTATGAGTGGCAGGGTAGAGCCTATATGTACCTGTACGATAAGCCTACTTTTGAGCTGTGCTATGTGATGGTGAGCACTCACCCTGAGCTCCTTAGTCAGTATGACCCCATTGATATCCATGAAGTGGATCACATTGATCCGGCTAAGCGTATTACCTCCATCACTTTTGAGCGTGATGCAGAGATAGAGATAAGGATGCAGGAGCAGTTACTGGCTGCGAGCCTGTTCTATGAGCAAGTATTAACCCAATTGCAGAACAAATGAAGTGCTTTAAGATGCACTATTTGATTAAAGTAAATAACAAAAACCAATAAATGTATAACATAGTGCTATTTACTGCACGAAATAAATAACAAATAAAATGACACAAGAAGAATTCTACAGAGAGGCCTGCCTAAGAGCAATGCAGGGCCTACTTTCTGCCGCAGGACATTACAGGGATGAGCTGATTGCTAACCCTTGTGAGTATGTTGCTACTGCTGCACGTCACTATGCTACTGAGCTCACTGAGCAGGTGTATGGTGGTGGGGTGCAATGGGATGAGATAACGCATACACCTGAGAAGCCATGAAACAACAAACAGCAGTAGATTGGTTGGAACAACAACTTTTTAATAAACGTGGTAAGTTCACAAAGGGAGATATTGACCAAGCCAAAGAGATGGAAAGAAAAGAAAGATTAAAACATCAATTATTTATAGGGAAAGTAACTGAGATACTTGGCTTTGATAAGACAGTTGAATTATTAAAAGAATGTAACAACGAAATACTATGAAAGCAAAACTAACCTTTAACCTACCCGAAGACCAACACGAATGGGATAATGCTATCCGTGCTGATGCCATGTACTGTGCACTGTGGGATCTATCTCAAGAGCTACGTACTATGTGGAAGTACCAGGAGTACAAAACAGAGGAGGAATATGTGATTGTGGAAACCATACGGGACAAGTTCTATGAGATACTGAACCAGCACAACATAAACCTGGACCAATGAGATACCTGATAATAGCACTGAGTGCACTAATCATAGAGATATGCTCCACATTCTACATTAGATACGTGGCAGAAGGTAACCCAACAGCTATGCTATTTTTTGCCGGTATTGGTCCGTTCCTTGGCTTACCCTTCATTGGATACATGGTGGAGTCTAAGACATGGGCCGAGAGGCTGAGGCAAGCACTTGCACTTTCAGTGGGCTATCAGGTAGGATGTTTAATTGTAATCTATATAATCAAATAATATGAGTGATTTCAAAGGAGAGGTGGTATTCGTTACCCCTACAATGTCAGTAAATGACAAATTCAAAAAGAGAGATATAACCCTGAAGAGCCAGGATGAGTATCCGCAGTACATTACCTTCCAGTTAGTACAGGACAAGTGTGACCTGGCAAACAACCTCAAGCCTGGGGATGTGGTGGAGCTCAAGTACAACCTACGAGGCCGTAGATGGGAGGCACAGGATGGAACCATCAAGTACTTCAATACCATCGAAGCATGGACCATGAGCCTCAGTTCATCTGCTCCTGTTGAAAACAAGTTAGTAAATAACAAAGCACCTAAGAATGAAGAGTCTGACGATCTACCTTTCTGATGGCGAAACCTTCAGCCAATGGGCTGTAAAAACCGCTAACAGTATGCTCAGTGACCGGTACCGATTGGTTCACTTGGCACTTGACATGAAGGCTCCTTACCATACGGTGAGGAGGTTCATTGCAGGGGAGAACGTAGCCCTTGAGATACAGGATAAGTTTATTTCGTTATATTTGAAGCATGTATACGCTACTCACTCTCATCCCCATAGCATGGTGGATAACAGAATTTGAGCCTCTCCAGGCAACTATTGACCGCATCCCTATGTCTGCATGGCTACGGGATGCTTTCAGTTGTGTGAAGTGTGTCTCGTTTTGGCTTACCCTTATTGTTTCATTTGATTTCATATTAGCATGTCAAGCAGCTATATTGGCCTACCTATTGAACCGACTGATTGCCAGGTTGTAGATAGGGTGCTCAGTTATCCGGACCCACAGCTCTACTCCAAGGTATCCCTGATTGAGCTGTTGAAGATACGTATCAAGTATCAAGGGCCACAGCCACAGGAGTGCTTCTGTGCTTCTGTACGTAGAAGGGTTTGGTTAAAGGAATTCACTATTTGGTATGAAGGCTATCTTAGACAGGTTGGTGTCGCAGCAGTATGAGGAGCTTGAATCCTATACTAACTACCTACTTTCTAAGCTGGGCAGTCAGTTAGACGCTACAACAGTGATATCCAACAGCTATCTGCATTGTGTCAAGATAGAATGCCATGACATAGATACCATGAAGAGCTGCATGCTCAACACTATCAAGAAGCAGATTATGTGGTCAGGCTCTCAAAGCAATCGAGAGGAGCGTATTAACAGCTCTGATGAGGTAGTCAATGAGATGGATGATACTACGGACCTGGACTCAAAGATAGAACAGGAGAAAGTCTATAACAGAAATAAGGCCTACATCGAAATATATCGGTCCAGGTGTGAGGATAGGGTATCACAGATAGTGTTGAGTGCTTACATTGACAAAGGATATAACACAGCACGGTCAATGGCTAAGTACTTTGACATCCCTGTTACCTCAGCTCACTATCTTATAGCTGATATTAAACAAAAACTACGTGAGATACAATATAAGTATGACAATTAGCCAAGCCATAGCCTCATGCTGTAGCCTGTTAGGTATCTTTACAGGCATTTCTCTGCTATTTCACAACTATGATTTAGCAGCGTATGGTGCAGGAGGGTGGATAGTTGGGTATTATACGTTTCTAATTACATCAGAATATGAGCAAAAAGAAGATAACACCAAAGGTGAACCCTGAGTACATCGGTAAAACAATCGAAATAACAGGACCTAACAGCACTACAAAGCTTGAAGTGACTGAAGCATTGGCTGTAGAGCATGCTTTCTACACTGCAATTGGTTTGGGTCATTTATTCATCATTGAAGATGCCAAGGCCGAGGATTAACGAGACAGCAGAGCAGTACATCTCACGGTGTATGGCTGACCCTGAGACTCAAGAGAAGTATCCGGACCAGGCACAACGGTATGCTGTGTGTGGTTCCATGTACGATACACCCCTTGGGAACTACAAGAACGTCTTTGCTCAGTCCTATGATGACTATCCCAAGGCTGCCTCAGAGAATGCTAAGATAGCACTCAAGTGGGCTGATGAGAATGGATGGGGTAAGTGTGGTACAGGAGTAGGCAAAGCCAGAGCAAATCAGTTAGCCAAGGGTGAGCCACTCACGGAGTCAACCATTGCACGGATGGCAGGCTTTGCACGTCACAGGCAGAACTCACAGCGAGAGCTCGGTGATGGATGCGGTAGGCTCATGTGGTTAGCCTGGGGAGGTGATGAAGGTATTGAATGGGCACAGAGAAAACTAAAACAGATTAGAGGTGAAAAGTAAGTATATTGAAACCCCTGAGAAAATGTGGGAGCTATTTGAGGCCTACAAACAATGGTGCAAACAGAACCCGAGATATTCCTACTCCCTATCCACTAAGACAGGAGAGGCTACTGCTATCCCTCTTGAGAGGCCACTTACTCAAGTTGGATTTAGATCCTTTGCTGCGGATAAAGGAAGTACTGTAACTGATTATTTTAGTAACAAGGATGGGAGATATAGCGAGTATGCCACAATCTGTTCACGAATAGAGGAGGCCATCCGCATGGACCAAATCGAGGGAGGCATGGTAGGGCAGTACAACCCATCCATCACTCAGCGACTGAACAACCTAACCGAGAGGGTGGATGCTACCACCAACGGAGAGAAGATTGACAGCATCAAGGTCACGATAGTAGTACCGGATAGTGAGTGACCAGATAGACTACATGGCATCAGTGGTGGAGGACCACATCCTGAAGACAAAGGGTGAGAAGGTTCGCATCAACAGGAGACTTGTGGCAATGGATGGGAGGCAGTTGGTCATGCTGTTCAATGCCTACCAAAAGATAGTACATGGAGCTGAAGAGCACGATAATATTTCAAAAGAACCACCAAGCCCTACAGGGTCCTGAGAGGTTCATAGTTAACGAGGGAGGGTCAAGGTCATCAAAGACCTACAGCCTATGTCAGTTGGTGATAGTCTACTGCCTGCAGAACAAGGGCAAGGTAGTATCTATTATTCGTAAGACTTTCCCTGCTTTACGAGCAACAGTATTAAGAGACTTTACGGAGATACTCAAAGACCTTGGTATATACTCACTGGAAGCCCACAACAAGAGCGAGCAGATATACACCTTCCCCAATGGATCCATGGTGGAGTTCTTCAGTGTGGATGATGAGCAGAAGATTAGAGGTAGGAAGCGTGACATAGCTTGGTGCAACGAAGCCAATGAACTGTACTTCGACGACTTCACTCAGCTCAACATGAGGACAGAGCACAAGCTGATATTTGACTACAACCCATCGGATAACAGTTCGTGGCTGTATGAGCTACCTGCTGATGACACGGTGCTAATACGGTCCACCTACAAGGACAACCCATTCCTGCCTCAGTCTATCCGGAACCAAATAGAGGACCTCAAGAGAACGGATGAGGCACTGTACCAAATCTATGCCTTGGGGCAGAAGGCAGTGAGTAAGAGTAACATATACTCCAACTGGACCTTCATGACTCACAGGCCTGCAAGGTTCACCTCCTATGTGTATGGCCTTGACTTCGGGTACAATCACCCCACTGCACTCATGAGGGTGTATTGGCATGAGCGTGACATCTTCATTGAGCCTGTTATCTATGAGAGCTACCTGACCACCACCATGCTGATTGAGAAGATGGTACAGCTCAACATTGAGAAGGAGGTCACTATCCTGGCTGACTATGCACGTCCGGAGATCATTGCCGAGATGGTCAACAGTGGTTACGATGTCATCAATGCTAACAAGGTGGTCAAGAAAGGCATCGACTATGTCAAGACCTTCGGGGTGTACTGCATGGAGAACAAAGAGATTAAGAGGGAGTATGACAATTACAAGTGGAAGAAGATAGGTGATCACATCACGGATGAACCTGTCAAGCTATTCGATGATGCCATGGATGCGGTGAGGTATGCGGTGACCTACATCAAGGATGAGTACTTCACGGACAGTGCATATGTCTCCTTCTAAACAGATAGCAACGTTAAGACAATATAAGTATGGCAGTATCTCTAATAGCTAAACCCTACACCCTTACCCCTGCATACAACGAGGTGAAGTTTATCCATGACTCCACCAACAAGAACCTGCAGGGCTTCAAGTATATCTATGACATCTATGAGAGCGGTACCACCAACAAGATAGCTGAGTACCGGGTGCTACCTGTGTACAGCACTGGCTATGGTGAGGTGGACCTATCCAAGCTCTTGCAGTCATATGTGAGCTATGACTTGAACCTGACCAACACAACGGTATACAACGCAACCAACAGTCACTACAAGTACGATGTCAAGGTAGGTGAGGAGTACCTGACTACCACCACCTACACTGCTGCACTCACTCAGTACCTGGTAGCTCCCTACGTTGGAAGGGTACAGATCAACGTGGCTAACACCTTCGCTGTGGGTGATCAGATTAACATCACACAGATAGGTGTGGGTGTAACCAACCCAAGCATGGAAGGGCTGTTCACTGTGGTGGTAGCTAACCCTGCATTCATTGTGGTGAATGTCCTATGGTCCACCATTGTGAACCCGAATAAGGATGGAGCCATCACCTATGCGGATGGTCGGAGAACAGTTACCAGGGATCTACACCTTGACCTCAATCAGTATGTGTTCAATGGTGCCATCCGTTGGGTAGATATGCCTGCATACAATTGGCAGGACTTCATGCTGAACAACGTAACAGATAGATTGCTGACCAACCAACCTGAGGGCACAACCCGTCTGCCATACTTCAACGCTACACTTGCACAGGATGTATGGCTCAACGCTGTAGCCAATAGCAGTCCAGGTGGTGCTGACTTCATGTACTTCTTCAATGACTCGGCTGAGGTATTCAGGAAGTCGGTCAATGCTGTGGACCATGTGAGTGGTATCTCGGTAGGTCCTAACAACCATGGTACCCTCATCCCTGTGGTAGGGGCACTGCCATTGATTAAGCCTACCACTGAGTATTACTATGTGTTCTACTTCAGAGGGGGGCAGGTATCAAGACCTTACTACATCGGCATAGATAGGAGGGTGCGAGACATTGAGTATAACATCCTATTCCTTGACCGCATGGGTTCATGGAGTAGCTTTGCCTTCACAGGTAGGTCATACGAGAAGGGCAACATCACCCGTACTCAGTACAACAAGGATGTGCAGGGATACATTGCTACCGGTCCTCGATGGACCTACAACCTACAAGATAGAGGCTTCCTCAACACTCACATCACAACAGATACCACCATCGACCTCAACACTAACTGGATGACTGAGCAGATGGCTGAGTACTTCGTAGAGCTGTTGAGCTCACCCGAGACCTACATAAAGGTAGCTGACTACAGCAATGCCTGTGATGCACCCATCAGCACTGACTACGTGAGCTGTAATATAGTGACCTCAAGCTATGAGGTATATCAAAAAAGAAACAAGCATTTAATTAAGCAGAGCATTCAAGTGAAGCTCGCTAACAACAACATAGTCAATGGTTAGGATACAACTACCTACAGGCTACCTTGACGTGAAGGAGGGCACTGCCTTCCCTTTGAACTTCCAGGTAGGGGACATCAGAGATATATCACAGCGGAAGGGTAACTTCTCCAAGACCATCAAGCTCATTGGTAGCAAGAATAACAACAAGCTACTCAATCAGTACTATGATGTGAACATCCAAGCGGGGACCTTCAACATCAACACATTGACTACATGCTCGGTCATTCAGGATGGTATCCCCATCATGGAGAACGTATCCATGCAGTTGACTAGCGTGGTCAAGGTACAGGATACCTCAGGCTATGAGGAGAGCGTTGAGTATGAGGTCCTAGTCAAGGAGAGCAAGGGTGACTTCTTTACAGCCATCAATAACCTTGAGCTCACAGATATAGACTTCAGTGACCTCAACCATACGTATGATGCATTCAATGTGGTGAACAGATTCACCAACACTGTAGTGGATGGCTTCAAGTATTTCCTACCTGCTAGTGGTGATGCCTTCTACATTACCAATGAATTCAAGCCTGCCATCTTTGCCAAGACTTACCTTGACCGTATCTTCGCTAATGCAGGCTTTCAGTACAATTGGGCAGGGCTAACTGCTGCAAGGTTTGACAAGCTCATCATTCCATACAACGGTGATGTAGATAACTTTGACTACAATGACTACATGGTCAAAGCAGAAAAGACTACACCCTTCACAATAACGGGTAACACATCGGTGCCTGGTTATACTAACATCCCCTTTGTACCTGGTACCCCCATTACAGGATGGACTGAGACCGAGGACCCTCAGAACATATACAACCCTGTGACGGGTGTGTATAGTACTCCCTTCAACATAAGCAGTAACAACGCACAAGAGTACACCTACACGGTACAGATTAGATACAGGCTTGACCTCATCAATCCAACCGGTGCAACCATCTTCAGTGCCAAGCCTAATAACGCAGGTATCCAAAATCCTAACCCTGTATTCTACAGACCTGGTGTTATTGTTCAAGGGCTAGGTGGAGGTAGCCCTGCATTTGTAGGTCAAAATCTATACACTAACCCAAGCCCTCCAAGCCCTGCTGTAAATACTGCCGTGCAATGTCCTAACAGTGTGGCACCAGGTACTACTACCTTGCTGAGTCAAACGGTTGTAGTAACATTACCCGTGACATCGGTAAACTTCCAACAGCTAAGTAGCTGCAGGCTTTATGCTATAGTTAACCAACCCTTCTATGTTCCACCTGGGCAGTCAGCATCAGGTACAGCTTGGAGGGTAGGAAGTATCACAGGAGCAGTAGCCAATGGTGTGAGGGTTGACATGATCATTGACTCTATCTACTTGACCATTGTGCCTAACAATAACATCGTGGCCATTGGTGGTACCTTGGAGGTCAATGACTATGTGCCTAAGAAGATAAAGCAGAGTGACTTCGTGAAGGGTATCTTCAACATGTTCAACCTATACGCAGATGTCGATAAGGTACAGCCTAACACCATCAACCTCATCCATCGTGATGACTACTATGATTCAGGTGCCGAGGTAGACTGGACCTACAAGCTAGCCAAGGACCAAGAGCAGGAGCTGTCATTCCTGCCTGAGCTAACAAGCAAGAAGCTCATCCTCACGTATGCACCGGATAAGGATAACCCTAACGAGACCTACACCAATGCTACCAACCAAATCTATGGACAGGCTGAGGTAGTCTTTGACAATGAGTATGTGAAGGAGGTGACCACTAAGACCGTACTCTTCAGCCCTACCCCTGTGATACGTACACCATTCAACGCATACGTGCCAATGATTGCAGGGCAAACGCCTAAGAATAACATCCGCATCCTGTATGACAGTGGTGTTATGAAGTCATGCAATGCGTACAACATCTATGACTATGGTTTGGTTGGTCAGAGCAACGTTATTACCTATCCATATGTAGGTCACTTCGATGACCCATTGCTCCCTACCTTTGACATTAACTTCGGTACCTGTTCATTCTACTACTACAACCCTACAAGTCTAACGGAGAACAACCTCTACAACAGATATTGGAGGCGGACCATGGGGCAGATTAACAACGGTAAGATGTTGACTGCTATGTTCAACCTCACTGAGAGTGACATCCAAAAGATGAAGCTCAATGATAAGATTAGGATTGATAACTCATGGTGGAACATCAACAAGGTCATTGACTATGATGCCAATGCTACCAAGCTCACGAAGGTAGAGCTCATCAGCATAGATACAGAGATTGACTTCATGCCATTCAGTGCAGGATTCAATGAGCCCGGTATTGGATTACCTAACGTTGGACCTATCCAACAGGTAGCCAATGATACTATCATCAAGCAGAAGAGTGCCTATGCCAATGTAACAGGTGAGGGAGGTATGGAAGGTAGCATCATAGGTAAGGGTAACATAGTGCCTCCAGGATTCAAGACATTGATAGTAGGAGATGGGTACGATGTTACAGACAATGGTATAGTGGTGGACAACCTAGTTGTGCGTAACAGCTACAACGGTATACCGATTGACAATACACCCAAGAGATACATGGCGAACCTAACACAGGCAGGGATAGCTAACCCTACAGCATGGGTATTAGAGGGTAGCTTCGGTACCATCACATGGGTAAGGATAGCACAGGGGCAGTATTGGGGATACCTTGACCAGTATGACCCATTGGTTCCACTGACTGAGCTATCGGTTATGATTAGCAGTAACATCTTTGACGGGTTGATCACTGCACAATACCTACCTGCTAACCAGGTGATAGAGGTATTCACCACACAGATAGGGGTAGGCTTAGTAGATGGCTACCTCAATAGTACAAGTATAATGATATATTACTTCCCACAATAATGAATAGCGTAGAGATTCCATTAAAGGTCCAAGGTATTGGGCAGATAAGAGCAGAACTAAAAGCCTTAAAGAGTGAGTTAGCCAATGCTACCGACCCTCAAGAGATGGCTAGACTTGCTGCACAGGCAGGGGTCTTGAGTGATAAGCTGAAGGATGCCAATGAGAAGGCGGCAGTGTTTGCCACAGGCTCCAAGTATCAGCAGTCCAGGAATGCATTTAGATCCATGAAGGATGACCTCATGGAGCTTGACTTCGAGGGAGCACAGGAAAAGGCTAAGATATTTGCAACCACCTTGGGGAGCATCAACCCTAAGGAGCTCGGTAAAGGTTTCGGTCAGTTGATGGGTACCATGAAAACCTTGGGAGGGGCCTTCATGAGGTTAGGGATGCAGATTATGGTTAACCCTATCTTCCTCATTGTGGCTGCGGTAGCTGCTATCATTGCCATCATTGTGATACTCATGAAAAAATTCGGAGTCTTAGAGAAAACTCTTGAGGCTACCATGAAGCCATTGAACCTACTCATCTCAGGACTTGAGGCATTGACTGATTGGTTGGGATTAACTACTGCTGCACTCGATAGAAATGCTGCTCAAGCTAAGAAAAATAATGAGACAGTAGCAGAGAGCAGTAAGGAAAGAGCTGAGCTTGTATCCGAAAGCTATGAGCATGAGATTGCCATGGCTAAATTAGCAGGTAAGGATACCACTAAGATGGAGCTTGAAAAGAGTAAGATGCTAAGCCGAGAAGCTAACAAGCGGAAGGAGGCAGCCAAGGCTGAACTTGATGCACTTGCATACGATAGGAGTAAGGATGGGATGAAGCGGAAGAAAGAGCTACAGGACCAAATCAATGCAGAGAACAAGATACTCCGTCAAGGTGCCAATGAGCGACAAATCATAGAGGCTACCGATGCCAAAGAAGCAGAGGATAAAGCAAAAGAGGCAGCAGCCAAAGCTAAGGAGGCAGCGGAAAAAGCCAAGGCAAAGAGGGAGAAGGATGCACAGGATAGATTGAAAGCAGGTAGAGAGCTCCGTGACTTTGAACTATCACAGATTGAAGATGCAGGTAAGAGAGAGGAAGCCATAACCAGGGAGAAGTATGCACGTCTACTCAATGACCTGAAGAAGGATGAGAGCAAGAACGCTGCTGAAAAGATAGCCTTCCAAAAGATGTATGAGACTCAGCTACAGAATGAGCTTGATAAGCAGGGTGAGGCACAGAAGCAAAAGCTACTTGACAATGAAAAGAAGGCTAATGATGCTATCCTTCAAATCAAGATTGCACTCATGCCTGAAGGTGAAGCTAAGGAGTTGGCTATGCAGAATGATAAGTACAACAAACTCCGTGAGGCTGCCATTGCTGATACTACACTTACCGAAGAAAAGAGAAAAGAGATACTTGACCTCTATGACCAACAGCGTGCAATGGAGGACCAAAAGAAAGAAGAGGACCGTGCTAAGAAACAGGCAGAGCTTCAGCTATCAATGGCTGACCAAGAGACCCGTGAACTTGAAGCATTGAGGGTTAAGTATGAGGAAGAGCGTAAACTTGCAGAAGGAAATGCTGCTCTATTGCTTGAACTACAGAATAAGTACCTGGATGACCAAGAGAAGATACAACAGGCGGCGGATGCGAGACAGATTGAGGAGGCTAAAAAGAAAAGGGATGCCCTCATCCAAGCAAGCTCCGATATATTCAATGGGGTGAGTAACCTTGCAGGCATGATGATAAAGGACCAAAAGAAACTTGAGAAGTTCAACAAGGCATCGGCATTGGTACAGATAGGTATTGATACAGCCAAGGCTATCTCTGCATTGGTTGCTGCATCATCAGCTAATCCTGCCAATGCTGCCACGTTCGGTGCTGCAGGTGTGGCTCAATTTGCTACCGGTATTATTCAGATTGCAACCAACATAGCCAAGGCAAAGCAGATACTATCTTCAGGAGGTACACCTTCTGCAGGTGGTGGCGGAGGTGGCGGAGGTGGCGGTGGTGCTGAAGCAAGTGGGTCCACTGCCCAGGTAATACCTCAAGCGGCACAGCTCTTCGGTCAAGGTAACACATCCGGAACAATGAGTGCAGGAGGTACATCCACAGAGAGCTCAGCCATGACAGTCACAGCGGTGGTGAGTGAGACAGCCATGACATCCACACAGAATAAGATTAACAGAATTAACAAGAACGCAGAATTATGATAAGCCTACAGTCCACCATCAACAAGATAGAAGCCTTCTACAACTCTCACCTTCAGGTTAAGAAGGTGGGGGCTGACTTCAAGGAGCAGATGACTAACTTTGCTACTAAGGATGAGAAGTATCCTATTGTGTTCATTGTACCGGTATCAGTTAGCAACACTGAGAACACCAACATATTCACCCTTGACATCTATTGCTTTGACATCATCCAAAAGGATAGGGCTAACATCATAACCATCCTGAGTGATACGCATCAGATACTGATGGACCTGTATAACTATTTTACGTTTAGCAATGACCTCAGCATGGATGTATCAGGCATACCTTCATTCACTGCTTTGAACAATGATCTACTTGACTATGCGGCAGGGTACGTGATGACCATTACCTTGGAGGTAGACAACTGGACTGACTGTGATGTGCCACTACAATAAACATTTAGCGGAGCTTTGACAATATAAGTATGAGCATACCTAATTGGTGGGGTGATTGGAGGCAGGGGTTAACCCCTCACACTGGCAACCTACAGAGCACAGACCTTATCGAATGTACACAGATAGTAGCAGGGCAACCTGTTAACACTGTTATCACGGGTCAGCAGATAATCAATGCTGCACCTGGTGGCTCACCTGCATGGGGTAGCATCACCGGAATACTGAGCTCACAGACTGACCTGCAGACTGCACTGAATGCTAAGCAGGATACCTTGGTTAGTGGTACCAACATCAAGACTATTAACGGAGCCTCCGTACTTGGTAGTGGAAACCTAACTGTTACAGGTAGTAGTAACCCTACAACCATTAGCAGTGTAGATGGTACAGGTATTAGTGGACTTGTTAATGCAATCAGTGCAACTGTATTAATACCTGCCAATACTATAATTTCAACCAATACCATTTATATCAAGGCATACATTGACCGTACTGTTGTCAGTGGTTCGGGTGCAACTATTTTAAGGTTCTACACTAATACTTCAAATAGTTTAACAGGTGCTACCTATCTTGGTTCTGGTGCTGCAATGGCGACAACTGTACGATTTCAAAGGTTTGAAAGAAACATTTTTTTTGATGGAACAAATCTAAATTGCTTTCTAACAGGTACCAGTTCAGCTACTGATTACACCGCAAGCGGAATAAGCTTAATACCATTCAACAGTACAATAAATAATTACCTCATATTTGCCGTTCAACATTCAACATCAGCAACGGATATAGCAGCATGGAAAAAAGTAATAGTACAAAATTATGTATAGCGTAACAGTCAATAATATTACCTACACTTTTACCGAATGGGAGGAGATTGATGAGATATACATTCACATATTCACAACTGAGGGTACTACTATATGTATCCCAAAAGATTTGTTAGATGGCACGATATAAAAAGGACGGTAATTTCTATGTCAAGTATCCTACCAGGAGAAAGATGGCAGCACTACTCAAGAGAATTATCATGAGCAAGGGGCTCTATCAGGAGGGCACATTGGTTGACTCGGTGAGAATCAATGCAAGAGTCACAGGATTTGCTAAGCTTGAGATAGAGATAATTGCCATGTATTACTTTATATTTCTGAACAACGGAGCCTATCTGTGGAATGGTGGGGTAATACCTCCCTATGATATTGTCAGTGATTTCACCGACCAAATGAGTAGCAGTGGACTCACCTCAGAAATCTATTCTCAATACACTGAATGGATAACACAAACCTACCCCATGGTTGAAGCGGTTGAGGTATTGGCTAAGGATCAAAAAATTGTATACAACTTCGTGCCTATTGACCCTCCTGCAGGATTCACCACAGGTACTCCATTAGATGTCTAGCTCTTTCTTCATCCCGAGCATATTGAAAACATAGTAAAGCGGTAGACCTCCTATGGCATCCGACTTGGATAGGTCTCCATTGCACAGGTTGTAGATAAGTAGCTCCCATGACCATTTAGCTGTGTTCTTTTCAGGCTCTGTATCAGGCTCATCCTCCTCATCGTCATAGCCTTCCTCGGGTTCGGGTGGTAGTGGGTCCTCAAATAGGTTGATGTAGGTGTTAAGAAACTGCTCACGAAACTTAAGGAAGTCCTTGATAACACCATACACATCCGTGATAGGTAGGTCAAGTAGCTTCTCTGCTCTCTCTTTGCAGTCATATTCATAAGGCTCCCACACTACCTCACCCCATTCATTCTCTTTGGTTTGTCGGTACAGGATAGCTAAGATGTAGGGTAGGTTGATTAGGTAGCCTTGTATGCAAAAATAGTCCAGGTCAATGTACTCATAAAGAGTAAGCTTGTTGAAGGCCTTAAGCTTCATACCCTCCACCTCATGCTTGTAGTTTTTGGAAGGCTCGGAGGTGGACCACTTACAGCTATCCACCAACTCCTGCAGCTCTTCTATGTCAAGCTCATCTACATCTATATCGGTGAGGATACTAATGACCTCACTATTGTAGTGGATGGCTCCCTGCTCTTTATCAATCTTGGCTATCTCCGTCCACTCCTCCAGAGTTACCTCCTTCCAACTGCTTGGGAGCTTGTTGTTTAATTTTTTCACTTATGAATGTTATGTATGGAATAGCAAGACCTGCAGGTTGTTTAGCCAAAAACTTAGCTTTGTGCTTCAGGTGTGCATCAGTGTAGTGCTCAACAGGTCCAAGGTCCTCACGTTTGAAAAACACAGCCAATATCTTAGAGACGTATCCCTTCTCCTTAGCCAATGAATACTTCTCAATGAGCTTTGTATCCCTCACGGTCATCTTCATCTCAGCCTTGTATGTGTAGCCTTCATGCTCAAGGGTATCAATGGTAGGGTATTCAAGTTGCGGATGGCTATTGAACTCCTGCACAATCTTAATAAAGTCCTCAACTTCCATGTCATTGAAGTCCTTTTCAGGTATCCCAAGGTACTCAAATATCTTGAGGTGCTTTTCAATGGGGTCCAGGTTGCTATCACTGCCTAAATCAGTTATCTGCTCAAATTGTTCCACCGTGAGCTCGGTGATTAGGTTAGGTATTTCCTTGTCAAGTATTTTAATCATATGCAAATTTTGAACAAATATAGAAAAAAAACAATATAAACGTGACCGAGTTACCAATCTACACCATTACCATTGACCCTGAGTATGCAGAGGGTGGTGAGGACTTAGGCATTGAGGCTATTGCCTTCACATCTAAGCCTGCTATCAAAGTAAAAGGGATGGCCTTCAACCAACAGACCAAAGCATTGGCTTTCAAAGATGGATTGAAGTACCGTATTACTGCACCTGCCATGATACCTATGGAGATATACCGCAGGGATGACGAGACAGATGAGGAGTACATGGTTAAGTTCACGGTTGAGGAGATAGATGCCATGCATTCTAAGTTCATGCAGCAGTTAGTTAACTCTGCTAAGTTCAACCTTGAACACAACGAAGAGAAAAAAGTACCTGCCTACATTCTTGAGGCATGGTTGGTAGATAAGCCCGAGCTTGACAAAGCATACACTACCTATGGCATCGAGGTGCCTGCAGGTACGTTGATGCTAACAGCTCAAATAACTGATATTGACTACTACAATAAACTGGTTGAAGAGGACCAGGTGGGATTCAGCATTGAGGGCTTCATGGGTATGAAACTAAAATCGAAATATAATATGCAATTACCGGATGGAGAGCACCTCATTGAGGGCAAGATCTACGTGGTCAAGGATGGCCAAGTAGTCGAAATTAAAGAAGAGGAAAAAGTTGAAGAGACCATGGAAGAGAAAGAGGAAGTGGCAATGGCTGATACTGTAGTGGAAGAGGAGGAAGTGAAGGAGGAAGTTGAGGCTGCTGTTGACCCTGCCATGGATGCTGAGGCTATCCTTGCAATCGTTCAACCTATGATAGCTGAGCAAATCAATTCAGTGTTAGCTATAGTAGCTGAGCTTAAAAGTCAATTAGAGGAGGCTCTTGGAGCTGAGACTGAGGTGGAAGAGGAGACTGTTGCCATTGATGCTAAGACTATGCTCGCTGAAAATCTAAGAAAGTTTAACCAATTTAATTCTAAATAAAATGCGTAAATTAAA